CGCTAGAACATCTCCTCGCCCATCCCGAATTATTTGGGCATAAGCATTTCCCCATAATAAAAGATGACTCATGAGTGTTTCTCTAAACACAAATGAAGTCATCTCTGTATTTGGCTCATCATGGAGTATTGTATATAAATTGTGTTCATGTGCTTTTTCTTTTCCGTTGGAAGTGTATCTATACAAATGTAGTGGTAAACTAGCAACCGTTTCTGCAAGAATTCGAACACAAGCATAAACAGCAGTTGTTTGCATGGCTGTTTTTTCATTAACATGTTTCCCACTGCTAGTAGGTCCAAAGAAAAAAGAATACGTATTTTGCCACATACTATTCTTTGGATCTGCCCTTGATTTAAAGAGTTTTGAAAAAATGGACATTTTCAAAATTTATCTCCTCCCTTAAAATATAATCATTTCTCTATCATCATAAACAGAACCACTGCTCCCACTTCTTCGAATAGCTCGGTCTAAGGCCATTACCGTTGCAACAGCACCGTCAATTTTTTCTGTTGACTTTTCTTTATCTGGCTTAATATTTCCAGCTGGATCTGTTCGAACATGAATATTATCCATCATCCAACGTAAAACAGGGTGACCACCATGAGCGAGTTTTTCTTCAAGTGTTAATTTCATTAATTCTTTAGATGCTGGACTCATATCTTTAAATCCTTGACCAAATGGAACAACGGTAAAGCCTAACCCTTCAAGATTCTGCGTCATTTGAACAGCACCCCATCTGTCAAATGCAATTTCTTTAATGTTATATTTGTGACCTAGTTCTTCAATAAATTTCTCAATATAGGCATAATGAACAACATTCCCTTCAGTTGTTTGCATATGCCCTTGCTTTTCCCAAACGTCATAAGGTACTCGGTCGCGGTCGACGCGTTGCCTTATGTTTTCTTCAGGTATCCAAAAATAAGGTAAAATTACGTACTTATCATCTTCGTACTCTGGAGGGAAAATCAATACGAAAGCTGTGATATCTGTTGTCGATGCTAAATCCAGTCCTGCATAACATTCACGTCCGATTAAACTATCAGGGTCAATTGATAAGGCACACCTGTCCCACTTTTCCATTGGCATCCAACGTACAGATTGTTTTACCCATTGATTCAGGCGCAGTTGTCTAAATAAGTTCTCCTCAGCGGGGTTTTGTTTGGCACTTTCACAAGCTTGTTCTACTTTTTCAATATCAACAGTAATACCGAGCGATGGATTAGCTTTCTCCCACACTTTCGGATCCGTCCAATCATCATCCTCGTCTGCTCCGTAAATAACCGGGTAAAATGTCGGATCGATTTTTCTTCCATCAAGCACATCTTTTGCTTTTTGATGCACTTCATAACAAATGGAATGTTGATCATTCCCTGCTGTTGTGATTAAGAAATACAGTGGCTGCTTCCTTGCATCTCCTGAACCGTGCGTCATGACGTCATACAGTCTTCGATTTGGCTGTGCGTGAAGTTCATCAAATACAACTCCATGGACGTTCAGTCCATGCTTCGTGTAAGCTTCAGCCGAAAGAACTTGATAAAAGCTGCCAAGCGGTTTATAAATTAATCTCTTCTGGGAGAGAACAGGCTTAATTCTTGATTTAAGCGCAGGCGATTGTTCCACCATATCGACTGCAACATCGAATACAATTGATGCTTGCTGTCTATCAGAAGCACATCCATAAATTTCTCCACCATGTTCAAAGTCACCGCAAGTTAAAAGTAAAGCAATTGCAGCCGCAAGTTCAGACTTTCCTTGTTTCTTAGCAATTTCAACATAAGCTGTGTTAAATTGTCTTGCTCCATTCGGCTTCACAATTCCGAATATATCTCGAATAATTTGTTCCTGCCAATCTATCAAATCAAAATTTTGTCCATACCATTCACCTTTTGTATGCTTTAAACAGTTAATAAAATTTACTGCCATGTCTGCTGATTCTTCGTTATACACCGAACCATCAGCTTTATAAATCGTTGGCTTATATTCTTCTAATTTTCGGATTATCACCGCCTCCTTTTAAACGAAAAAAAGAACCCCAATGGAGTCCTTTTCACTTCTTCTTATTCGTCAATTTTCTTGCAGAAATCTACACCGTACACTATGCCAAGTGAACCACCATCATCCCAGTTCACATGAATCGTACCAATATCATCAACGTCACGAACTTTTCCTGTTGCACATGGTGCTAGTTTTGAATAAGGATCGTCCATTTCGATAAGCATGACACGTGTTCCAGGTGGATATTTTTGTTTAATCAATTGAAGAAGACTTTGGTCTGTCATTCTCATAAACTATCCACCTCTTCACTCTTTGGCACAGCATTTTTAAAGGCAGAATTTCCATCCAGGTTTGCGAGTAATATTTTACGTGTTTCTTTAAATTCATCTCCGATAAATCCTAGTCTTAGCAGAAAACAACGAAATGTGTATTTTTCATTTTTCACTTCTTTTTGAGTAGAGAGGACTCTTGTTTGATTCTTTGCCATTTGACAAAGCCCCGAGATAAAATGCGTATATGCCTTTATGTTATCGGCATCTTCTTCTATCTTAAACCAAGGAAAAAGGATTTTGTCTTCCGTAAATGTTACGGATACGTTTGTTACGCCAAGTGACTTTTTAATGAGCATTTCCTTGCTCTGAATAATTTTCTCTAAATTTATAACAGCTTGTTCTGTAAAATCTGCTTTTGGCATTTCAATTACAAGTCCGTTTTCATCGCTCACATTTGCGCCTGTTTCGCTTGTAGGAGTATTTAGGATAAACCCTCGACTCTTTATTTCTTCAAGCAGTGTTGTCGCTGTTTCCCCTTCAGTTGCTTCGTTGTAATGCAGAGCCGCGTCTTTATCTACTTCATAGTTTCCGATTTTGTAGTTGAATGTAGGTACACCTAGATATTTAGATTTCTCACCTAAAACTTCTCCAATGGCAACAACTAACTCTTTTCGACTTTTCCCGTTCAGGTCTATTTCAATTTGCAAGTACACTACCACCTTTCATTTTGGTAGTAACATATATCACTCAAGTGGCACAGATTAGCAAGTTATATAGTTAAAAACAAACATTATGCTATGTTACGCACTTTCATCCACCTCAAGTTCGCTATAAGCAATCTTTTTATTATTACGAATGACATACACATCTTTACTCGTTCCAACCTGTTCAATATACCTTCTGACAATCACATCACAGTATTTTTCATCTAATTCAATCATGTAACAAATACGGTCAATTTGTTCTGCAGCAATTAATGTTGAACCCGACCCACCAAATGGATCTAACACGATACTATTCGTTAAACTAGAATTCATGATTGGATAGGCAATCAAAGGAACAGGCTTCATTGTTGGATGGTCTGCATTTCGCTTTGGTTTATCAAATTCCCAAATGGTTGATTGCTTTCTGTCGGAATACCAACGATGCCTACCTTTCTTTTTCCATCCAAATAATATCGGTTCATGTTTCCACTGATAAGGCGATCGACCAAGCACGATGGATTGTTTCTTCCAAATACAAGTGCCTGATAAATAAAAACCAGCTTCCTCAAATGCCTTTCGGAAATTCAAACCTTCAGTATCCGCATGAAATACATAAATACTACCATCTTTCGACAAAGCATCTTCTGTATTTGTAAAAGCATCTAAAAGAAACTGGTAAAACTGTTCATTTGCCATATGGTCATTTTTAATTTTCCCTGCATTACTTTCGTAATCGACATTGTAGGGGGGATCAGTCACAACTAGATTCGCTTTTTTATCCTCCATTAAAAGAGAGAATGTTTCTTTTTTCGTACTATCGCCACACACTAATCGATGTCGTCCAAGAAGCCACACATCACCTATAGCTGAAAACGTTGGATTGTTTAATTCTTCTTCGACATCAAAGTCATCATCTTCCACACCATCTTGAAGAGTATCTTTAAATAAATCATCTATTTCTGCTGGGTCAAAACCGGTAAGTGAGATATCAAAATCGACGGCATCTAAATCTGTAATAAGTACGGCTAGTTTCTCTTTATCCCAATCACCACTAATTTTATTTAAAGCCACGTTCAAGGCTTTTTCTTTTTCCTCATCCAACTCGACAACTACACACTCAACTTCGGTTCGCCCCATACTTTCTAATACTTTTAAACGTTGATGCCCGCCAACAATTCTACCTGTTGTTTTATTCCATATAGCTGGATCAACATATCCGAATTCTTCTAATGAACGTTTGATTCTTTCGTATTCCACATCTCCAGGCTGTAAATCTTTTCTTGGATTATAGTCAGCAGGTATTAAATCTTGTATTTTAATTTTTTCAATAATCATATACACACCTCTATTATTTAGCTATCGTTACAGGAGAACTCGCCCGCTACGATTTTTTATTTTCCTTTTCTTGCAGACAATAGTCTTTCCATCAAATCATCTTGTGGACTTGCACCTGTAAATTCAGTCGAACTGTTTTCACGTATAACTTGATAGATTTCTAGCCACAATCGATTGGTCTGACTCATGAAATTTTGGCTCATCGCAACATAGGGA